AAGAGCGCGCAGATGATGCAAATTGGCCGCCTATTCTGTGAAGGAAAGGTTAAGCCCGGTGATCAATTTCTTTATACAGATGCATGGAATCCAACTATATTGCAATTAAAATATATGAGTCAATTATTGGACATTCCAATTAAGATACATGCTCTCTGGCATGCAGGTAACTACGACGAAAATGATTTCTTAGGACGTCTTATAAAAGATAAATGGGTTAATCATTGTGAGCATGCTATGGCCGAAGCAATTGACTATAATTGGTTTGCCAGCGATTATCATATTCGATTATTTCAAAGTACATTTGGATTCGATTGTTCGACGCTACGGACAGGTTGGCCTATGGAGTATTTGGAAAGTACAATTACGCCGACAACACATAAAAGAGATTTAATTTTATTTCCGCATAGGATTGCTCCGGAGAAACAGCTTGATATCTTTAAAGATTTGCAAAAACATATACCTGAATATGAATTTGTTGTATGCCAAGAAGACAAGTTAACGAAAGAACAATACCATAAACTACTTAGAGAAGCACGTATGGTTTTTTCAGCTAATCTGCAAGAGACATTAGGTATTTCGTGTTATGAAGGATGCTTGGCAAATGCAATCCCATGTGTTCCAGATCGCTTAAGTTACTGCGAGATGTATGATGATACATTTAAATATCCTAGCGAATGGACAGAGTCATATGAGTCATATGAAGCAAATCGGCATAAACTTATAAAATATATTCGCACAATGATGAGTCAACCGGAATCGCAAATATTCCCTAAGTTGTCTGTACAATCAAAATTTTTGCATGATCATTATTTTTCATGTAATGATCTAATCAAGGAAATTAATGAACTCGCTCGATAAAGAATTTATATATTATCCGTCATTATCTGCTGGCGGCTTTGCATCATCATTGATCAAAGATCAGAAACTATCATCAGGTACTACGTGTAGATTTTACTCTGATGAATATCCTGAAAAATTTCGGCATAAGTATTTTTTGATCACAGCTGGGCATTACTATAAGAAGATGGATATTCGCCAGCAATTTGGCTTAGGCGATGATACATTGGTATTTGGTGATAGTGGAGGATACCAAATTGCAACAGGTGCGCTGAAATATAGTGATGACCTGAGAGAAAAAATATTTCATTGGCTAGAAGCTAATTCAGATGTTGCTGCTAATTTAGATATACCACCGAAAACGGTATATAAAAATGCATTTTATCAATGTGCAGATATTAGCTACGATAATTTTGCGTGGTTCGAAAAACATCAATCAGGTAAAACTAAGTTTTTAAATATGTTACAAGGATCTAATGCACAAGAATATGAATGGTGGTATAATAAATTTAAGCACTTTGAATTTAATGGCTGGTGTATAGGAGGTCCGCAGAAGTTAGTAGACTTTATGTGGGCATTAGCATTAATGTTGAAGAATAGAGAATTTGAAAAGCCAAATAATGAATTCGTTCACCTACTGGGCATATCGAAAATATCAGATTTCTTTATATTATCAACATTGCAGAAGTTAATGAATAAGCTTACGGATAATCGTATTTATATTAGTACTGATTCCAGTTCGCCAGGACAATATCCTGTATACGGTACGTACTTACATTCACATAACTTTAAAAAATTGTCATTTACAGACCTTTACATGCCCAAAGGAGATAATATTCCAGAATTAGAAAATGATGTTCATGTTGCATGTTCATTAGATTGTCCGGCATGTAAAGACTTTACTTGGAACATGTTACATAACTATAATGCGGATGCTGTACCTAGAATGGTATTACATAATGTACATGTATTTATGAACACAATACAAGAAGTGAATAAAATTGTTGCAGCTCACCCAGAAGTTGCACAATATGTAGTACCAAATGACTTGGCAGCAGTACTAAAAAGTATGCATGAAATGTTTGCTGACCCAGATAAAGCAATTGTGGTATACGAAAAATATAAACAGTATTATCAGAAGTTCGGTGGTAATAGTATATCAACTATGAACAAGGACGTATTTAATCAATTCTTTGAAGAGACAAAACTATGAAAAAAACAGACCTACTAAATTTTATTAGTCGTTATCATCTAGCAGGAGCAACTACTTCTGTTAAATGGATATCCGAAGGAGATAGAGTAACGACAGAATTCATTACCGATGATCAAAATGTTATTGGTATGACTACAACCGATAGTTTCAGCCTTGGCAATTCAGAACTCGGCGTATATGCAACACCGCAACTTATTAAAATGCTCTCGGCAGTTAGTGAAGATGTTGAGGTTAATGTAAATGATATTGACGGTAAAGCTGTTAATATTGCAATTAACGATAAAGACATGAAGATGACATTCATGTTAGCAGACTTATCAGTAATTCGGCAAGTGCCCGATCTTAAAAATACACCAGATTGGAATGTTACCTTTGATATTACTAAAGACTTTACTAACAAGTTTATTAAAGCTAAGAATGCATTGCCGGAATCTGAAAATTTTGCAATCAAGTCAAATACGGATGCCGCAGAAATCATTATCAACTATTCTTCAATTAATAATAATCGTATCAAATTTAGTTTAGATGTAACTGATGCAGATGATATGGGGGTTGTTTGTTTTTCATCAAACTTATTCAAAGAGATTCTAGTTGCAAATAAAGATGCCGAGACTGGTAAAATGGAAGTGTCTGAGGCTGGTTTGGCACGTGTAACGTTCGAGTCCAAGACATATAAGTCTACTTATTATCTCGTACAATTACAGGCTAGTTAATATGCACGTTAAGTTCAAAAAATTAGTTGAACGAGCTGTTACGCCTACATATGCTAAAAATGGCGATGCGGGGTTGGATATAACAGCAGTTGGCCATCGTATTGATACCGAACATAATTTTATCGAATATCATACGGGCTTAGCAATTGAAGTTCCCCCGGGGCATGTCGGTTTACTATTTCCTAGATCATCTGTATCAAAGACAGATCTAGCATTAGCTAATTGCGTTGGCGTATTGGATTCTGGTTACCGCGGCGAGATAACATTTAGATATAAGTTCAAGCCTGATAGTTATTTTGCTAGCTTGAAGCGTTATAAAGATGGTGATAGAATTGGACAATTGATAATTATTCCTTATCTTAATATTGAGATGCAAGAAGTCGAAGAACTGTCTAAGACTGAACGTGGCGATGGCGGTTATGGTTCAACTGGTAAATGATAAAACGTTTACGAAATAAAACATATGTTTGGTAATATTGAAAACACTCTTTGGGTCGAGAAATTTAGACCCGCAACATTGGATGGTTATGTCGGCAATGAACATGTCATCGATAAAGTAAAATTATATCTGGAATCTGGCGATGTTCCGCATTTGCTATTTTACGGCGGAGCAGGTACAGGTAAAACTACATTGGCAAAGATCATAGCAAATAATGTAGATTCGGATATCATGTATGTTAATGCATCTGATGAAAATAATATTGAAACGGTACGTACCAAGATCAAGAACTTTGCAAGTACAGTTGGTTTTCGCAGATGGAAGATTGTGATACTCGATGAGGCCGATTATATGACACCGAACGGTCAGGCCGCGCTACGCAATCTCATGGAAACATTCTCTAAGACAACTAGGTTCATTCTTACATGTAACTATGTAGAAAAGATTATCGACCCAATTCAGTCTAGATGTCAAGTGTTCGGCATTACACCGCCGAATAAAACGGAGGTGGCTAAGCGTATTGTCAATATCTTAGATGAAATGCAGGTTAAGTATGATATGAAAAATTTAGCGACTATCATTAACGCAGGATATCCGGATATTCGACGTGTATTAAATGCATGCCAAATGCAGGTTGTTGATAATGAACTACGTGTTGATGATACTAGTATCATTCAAGCTAATTATATGACAAAAGTTTTGGATATACTTAAGAGCGATGCTAGCAAGAAAGATGCATTTAAATCAATTCGACAGACTATAGCAGATAGTAGAGTAAAAGATTTCACAGCATTGTATAAGTTTTTATTTGATGAGATAGATAATTATGCTAAAGGGCATATTGCTAGTGTAATACTTATTTTAGCAGAACAGCAATATCAGGATGCATTTGCGGTTGACAAAGAATTACATGCAATGGCCACGATTGTAAAATTATTAAATGAGTTAAAATAATGAGTAGAATAGTAGGAATGGACGGACAAGCGCCGCCCGAAGCAAACATTAATATTAAGCCAGAGGATCTGGATAACATTGTATGTGAAAGTTGTGAAGGAAGATTTTTTCGGCAAATACATGCATTCAAACGGTTATCAGCACTAATTTCTCCTACTGGTAAAGAACAAATTGTTCCAGTACCGAGTTTTCGTTGTGATGACTGTGGGCATATTAACGAAGAATTTCGGCCGAAATGAAAAAGGCTCGTACTATCTTTGACCATATCGCTGGTATTACTAATGAAAAGAAGGAATGGAATACACTTGATGAACAGGATCATAAGTCATTTACGCCATATATCATCAATCGTTGGCTATCAATGCATTATGATTTGATCGAGGTTATAGATACATTTCAACAATATACGATCGGGCCATTGAGTTCAAAACATGTATATCAGTTATATTACGATGTGTTACCGGAGAAAAAAATGTTCGCAAAATACATTAAAGGTAAAAAGAAAGATAAGTATGATAAGGAACTTGTTCAGGCAATAGCTGACCATTTTCAAATATCGAAGATACAAGCAACTCAGTATATTGAAATTTGGCTGCATGTTGACCCGGATAAGTTAAAAGAGTTACTCATTGGATATGGAATGAATGAAAAGGAAATAAAACAATGGCTAAAGTAATTCGAGAGACTACTAACAAAGTCGAATTCAAAGAACATGTACATCACCCGGCACATTACGGGGGTGATCAGATATATGAGGTAATACGTGTGATAGAAGCATGGGACTTAGATTTTTGTCTTGGTAATGTAGTAAAATACGTTTCTAGAGCAGGTAAGAAAGATATAGATACGGAACTTGAAGATCTAAAAAAAGCGGCTTGGTATTTACAAAGACGTATAGATCAATTGGAATCGTGATGATTATTCATTATATTTAAGTATAGGATAGCGAAATGAAAACAATTGATTGGTCTGGATATACTTGGTTAACCAAAGAAAGGTGGGGCCGATTACATAAAGATAAGCCATACTGTTGGTATGATCCGAGTGCCGTACAAATCGGTATAGATGATCGGTTAGTACTCAAGACGCATTATAATCCAAAAGAGTTTGAAGAATACAATCTTCGTCCTAAGATCGGTGTAGGACTTATATCATGTACAAAAGAGTTTGGTCCCGGTACATTTGAAATCGAAGCTAAGTTACCATATGGAAAAAATCTATGGCCAGCATTTTGGTTATGGAGTTGGGATACATGGCCCCCGGAGATTGATATATTTGAAGGATATTCAAAAAAGCATCCTAATTATAGTAGATTCAATTGGAGCAAATGGTGGGCGCCATGGCATATAGATACCAATGTACATTATAAAGCTGCCGGCCGTAACAAAATGATTGGACCTAAAAGTCATTACATGGGATTTAAGGATCCGACGAAGAACTTTATAAAGTATAAGTTAGAATGGAATCCTAAGTATCTAAAGTTTTATTATAACGGTAGAATGGTTCGTAAAATAGATGATGCGGTTATAATGGAACAATTGAATAATACGACAATGAATGTAGTGATAAATAACCATGTCACTCAAGATGTAACATATTCGGAAATACCAATTAGCAATTTTGTAGTTAAATACTTTAAGTATGAAAAATTTAATTAAATTGAATATACGTGAGCCAAAGGGCGAGCGTAAAATTTCATATTCTCAGTTTTCAATGTATAGCAAATGCCCTAAGCAATGGGAGCTAGCATATGTTAAAGGTATGAGAAAATTTTCTCAAAGTATACATACGTTGTTTGGTACTGCATTCCATGAAACGTTGCAGACATATTTGACGACATTGTTTGAAGAATCTGCAAAGAAAGCAGATGAATTAGATTTGCATTCGATGCTACGTGAGACTATGGCTGAAGAGTATAAAAAGTCTGTTGATGAGATGGATGAACATTTTTCTAATAAGTTCGAACTTACGGAGTTCTGGCAAGATGGTGTTGCAATCTTAGATTTCATTAAAAAGAATCGTAGTAGATATTTCTCAGCTAGGAATGAAGAGCTTGTCGGTATTGAGTTACCAATATATCACCAGGCAGATGAAGATAATAAATCTGTAATGATGATGGGATTCTTGGACGTCGTTATACGCAATAAGAATACGGATCGTATTAAGATTATTGATATCAAGACAAGCACAATGGGATGGAATAAGTATCAGAAAGCTGATAAGATTCGTACATCACAATTGGTATTGTATAAAGAGTATTTCGCGCAACAGTTTGGATTTGATGTAGAGAAAATTGACATCTTATATTTTATTGTTAAACGAAAGCTTGTCGAAGGTGCTATGTTCCCGCAACGACGTGTTCAAGAATTTATACCAGCAAGTGGTAAGCCGACTAGAAACAAAT